GAAAGTTTGTGAGTAATAATCCTGAGGCAACTGAGTGTGTGATTAGGTTGTGTGCTTCGGCTGTAATGGGGGCTTTAATTGGGGTTTTGGCTCGGTGGCTCTCTGGTAAAATAGCAGCTGTGGAAGATTTACAATCTCAATCTAACTTTAAATATGATATCGATGCGGTACATTCCAGTGTTCCATTTATAGAACGAAACTTACATGAGGTTGATATGTTGTGCAATAATAAAGTATCTCAATGTGTCGGTTTATTTTCTGGTCATTGTATGATAGTTCCCGCCCATTTGGCTGCGTCTATAGAGATAAATGTAATTGTTTATGCCAATCGTACAGTTAATAATAGGTTGGTTGACGGTGACAAAATGACTAGAGTGTACTTTGACAATGAAGAAGATGTGGCTATTTATCGTTTTGCCTCCTCTTTTCCGAGTCCCTTTAAGAAGATTTACCATTTGATTAAAAGTGTGGAAGTGGAAAAAGATTTGTGTAGCCATTTGATAACTGTAGGTGGTTGGCATCCGGTTGGTAAGATACAAAATAATCTCAAAACTAGAGCTAGACAGTATAAGCAAATTTGGCCCGATGGATCTGTTTATATTGGCAAATTGAGGGATGGCAATTTTGCTACGTATGATGTGCAAAGGGTTGGTATGTGTGGCTCAGTGTTGTATAATGTTGGAAACGGAATAATTGGCATGCATGTTGCTGGTGATCCACATAATGACCAAGGAGTAGCAATTTTGTGGAGCCGTTCTTTGAGGGAGAAAATAATTGGGGTTTTAAGTAATGTGGTTGGTTGCGAATTACCTTTCGATGTTAAAGAAGTAAAGGGGGAGATGAAGAGTGTTATAAAATTGGACGGTGACGTGTTTGGTAATGTTCCTTCAATGAGTAATTTTGGACCTTCTCCTTTATTTGGTTTGTATCCAGTAACTAGAAGTCCAGCTAATCTTAAATACAGTGGTTTTCACACGGTGAAAGACATTGCAAAAAATCTTTTGAGCCGTGTTCTATGGTTCCTCAAGAAGAAATTTTGTTTGGGCAACGAGTTTTGCGTTCTATGTTATCAAAGTTTGGTGATTTGTCAGAAGTAGAAATTGTGAAGGGGACTGATTGGTTAGCTCCTTTGAATAACAAATCCTCCAATGGTTATAAATGTGAAAAAGAAAAAACTTTTTATATTAATTTTGAAGAAGGTAAATTTACTGACGTATTTTCTCATTCGTTAGTTCAATTTGAGCGTAATCTTGACAGCTATGTATTTGATTGGCAAAAGCTAGTTTGGGTTGAGACCCTTAAGGATGAAATAAGGAATGATGAGAAAAATGGGGAGCCTCGTAGTTTTCGAGTTGGAACCATATATAACCAAGTTTTAACAAAGAAATATTTTGGTCGGATGGTTGAGCATATAATTCGTAATAGAAATACTAATCAGATAATGATTGGTTGTAACCCTTTAGTTGAGTGGTCCTATATTTATAATAAGTTATTAACCGGTAAAGTTTTTGCTGGAGATATTAAGAAATGGGATGGACGCATGCCTAGCCAGGTTCAGCGCGCAGTTATTGAAACTTTGTTAGAGTTTTATGATGGTGAGCATAAGCCTGCAGCTTCTATTTTGTTGGAGAGTATTGTCCATTCTCTTTTAGTTGTTCAAGATGATTTGTATTTAACTACTCATTCTATGTCATCCGGAAGTTTTTTAACAGCAATTATGAATAGTTTGGTTAACAAATTTTATACAGCTATGTGGTATTGGCGAA